ATTGGAAAGTCAGCCATTCAATCTCTTGCTGCCTGTGGGGCATTGGATTCTTTTGGCAGAACAAGGAAGGACATTTATGAAAATTATGATTCGTACCGAACTAAGATAAAGAATGCAATCAAAAAGGGCAAACTAATTGCAGAATCTGATCTTGGAAGATTAGAAGATGAGTGGGAGAGAAAAGAATTCCTTTACAATGAAAGAGAGGTTATGGGAAGAACTCTATCTGGAGATACCCATGAGATCTTCAAGGGATTCTTCAAAGGAGGTTCCGATACCTTTAAGTTTAAAGACATTAAGTTTATGAAAGTTAAGTCCAGAGTTAAGGTCGAAGGAATAGTTAAGGCCCTTAGCAAGGAGTTTAAGATAAAAAATGGAAAGAATATTGGCAAGAAATTTGGCAAATATCTAATAGAAGATCTTGAAGGAAATACTATTGGGCTTACACTTTGGGCTGAGGATTACGAGAAATATGTCACCACTTTAAAAGATGGCATTCCATTTAAAGCAATCTGTGAGGTTGGAGAATATATGGATGAGAAATCACTTAATCTAGTAGAGATGATGGAAGTTTTTGGAATTAAAAGAATTTCCTAAAACATAGATAGATATCTCTCTCCTCTGTCACAAAGAATGGTTATAGCCACCTCATCTTCCTTAAGATTTTGTGTGGCTAACCATTTTTTTGCAGCAAGAGAGTTTGCTCCAGCACTAATTCCGACAAAGTTTCCTGTTGTTCTTGCCAAGAGTTTTGCCTCTGCAATTGCTTCATCTGTAGAGACGTGAACTATTCCGTTTATAAAATTCAAATCAACCAAAAATTTACTGCCATCACCAATGCCCTGTATCCCATGAAGGCCTGGCTTTCCTCCGGCCATAACGGGAGATTCTAGCGGCTCAACAGCCCATATTTCTACGCCTGGAAAACTATTCTTTATTGCTGTGCCTGCACCCATAAGAGTTCCGCCAGTTCCAGTTCCGCAAACAAATAGCTTTGGATATAATCCAGACCTCATGCACTGCGAAACTATTTCAGATCCAATCTCATGTCTATGGCATGTTATATTTAACTTATTATGAAACTGATTTGTTGTAAACCAATTATTTTCTCTGCATAGCTTGTCTCTCATTGCTATTGCACCATCAAAATCTCCATCGCCAACCAAAATTAGTTCTGCTCCAAATCCAGCAATCATCTTTTTTCTTTCTTCGCTCATATTTTTTGGCATTATAATTTTAATATTATAGCCTTTCATAGCACCAATCATTGCCAGTGCAATCCCTGTATTGCCACTACTAGCCTCAACTATTATGTCTCCGGATTTTATCAGCCCATTGCTTTCAGCATGCTCTATAATATATTTGATTGGACGATCTTTTATTGAGCCGCCTGGATTTAAAGATTCAAGCTTTGCATATAGATTTGGACCAAGGTTTATTAAAGGAGTATTTCCAATGGAATTTAATAAGTTCATTTCAAGCCACCCTCTAATAAGGATAAAAATTAGTACAATTAAAAAGAAGGAATCAATATGCTAAGCTGTCAAAAATGTAATTTTAAAATTCTCCCAAAGATGAGATTTGCGCTCGTAAAGAACTTCTGTCCATCATGTGGCGGGACTCTTTTATCAGATCTTGATTCTCATGAAATTAATGTAATAAACAAAAAACTTCAAGCGCAAGACTTTATGGTAACTCTATCTGAGCAGCTTAATAAAGATCTTGTTCAGAACCTTATTTATGACTTAAGTATTTTTATAAAGTTTGATCTTAAAAAAGAAATGGGTCTTTCTATAGTTGAACCAAAGAACGACAATGAGTTAGTGCAAGACTCAGGCAAAGAATCTGAAGAATCTGAATCAGAAGAGCCGGATGATTCTCCAAAGATTCCATCAAAAAGAATTGCAAGGATTGCCGCAATAGCAGATCGTAATCAGCCTACAGCACCAGCAAGATCTCTAAAGAGAATGTCATCTTATGATAATGAGCCAGAAGATGAATTTGGCGATGAAGACGATTCATCAGAAGAATCTGATGAGGGTCTTGATGATAGAGTCAAAAGATTAAAGCAGCTTTATAAAACATCTCCAACCCTAAAAAAGTTTCAGGGAATAGCAAGATCAGATGACATCTAATTTTAAATCAATTGCTAATACGAGAATTTCTCTATCAAGAGAGGAGTGGGAATATTATGAAAGGCTAAAGCAGGCTTTTGGCGAGGACTCTTTTCGAGGATTATTTCAAACTGACCTCGCAGGGAATATTGCCGGAATATCCCCTCCCCTAGACAAACCTACCCCTCAGCCTATATTGTTTTTTCTCCTAAATGTTTCTTTCAACCAGAGAATGAGGCAGGTAGAAAGGTTCGTTCAAAGGGTAGCAGAACTGGAAGAGAGAATTAAAACTCTTGAGCAAAAATAGAATAGTTCGCATCTAACGAGCGGCGTACTATTTAGGGGAAGGAAGGGAGCACGATGCGCTTCAGCGAAGTAATCAACACCAAGGATTTCTCGATAGAAAACCTTGACATAACTGAGATTCAGAAGCTGGCAGCTTCTCTGCCAAGATCAAAGGTAATTGATACAAATATTGCCGAGCTTTATCTAGTCTCAACTATTGAGGCTCAGGATCTTTGCCAAGAAAAGATGATCCAGGTTGAGAGATGGATCTCTATAAAGAAAATTGCCTATGACAAAGCAGAAGCAGAGTCTGCACTCGTAAGGGCAAAAAATGCCGGTCATAAAACCGCGAAAGAAAAGGAATGGTTCATTCAATCGGATGATGAGGTTTCAAACATAAAAGATGAGCTAGAGAAGGCAAGAGTTTGTAAACTATGGCTTGAAAATAAAATCAAGTATTTTTCAATGTGGCATTACTCACTAAAATCATTCTTACGGAGAGATTATGGTATAGAGGCTTCCTCGAATTATTCAGCTTTTGCTCCCACGCCGGAGTATAATGAAGGTGACGAAAACGGGTTCCGCAGCCGTGGTAGTCAAGAAAATAAAGATATCTGCGGTGATATTGACTGGAAATAACTGATTCTAAATTGATTCATAAAAGGAGTATAGCATGGCAAAAGAAGTAGTATCTGGCGAGATTGATTGGAACGAGGCAGACCTTCCATCCCCAAAGAGCGGTGGCAAGAGTGATTACATGAGACTTAAAGAGGGTGAGAACGTAGTTCGCATCATGGGCAATCCAGTTCAGACATATATTCACTGGGTAACTCTTCCAGACGGAACACAGCGTAAGATCGTAAGCCCCTCAAATAGTCCTGCTCTAGTCAAGAAGCTTGAGGAAGCCGGATTCCGTCGTCAGCCAAACTGGATTATCAAGGTTCTTGATCGTTCCGACAACGAGTTCAAGCTTCTGGAGATTGGAAATCAGATTTACAAGGGAATTCAGACTCTCTTCAATAATCCAAAGTGGGGAAAGGTAACCGGATACGATATTTCAATCAATCGTGGTCCAAAAGGACAGCAGCCACTATATTCTGTTACTCCAAATCCAAAAGAGTCTCTGGAGTCTTCATTTAAGCAGAAGTTCATTGACTTTAATGATCGCATCAATCTTGATAAGCTAGTTTCTCCAATGCCAGCAGAAGAGGTGTCCAAGATGCTTGGCCTATCTAGTGGATCATCTCGTGATGAAGATGATGAGGCTCCACCAAAGAAGACTGCATCAAAGAATTTTGATTTTGACTTTGAGTAATCTTCTCTAAATTAAACGCGCACATGTGCAAACACGCATGTGCGCGTTTTTTGTTTTTGTAGTATCATAACCTATGAAAAAAGTAATTGGATTAGACGTTAGCTCATCAGTAATAGGTTATGGAATAATTGAGTTTGATAAGGATAACATCAACCTTATAAAATATGGTCACATTAAGCCACCAGGATCTGATAAGGGTTCGCTTGCTTTTAGGGGCCTTGAAGCATCAAAGAAAGTTAGAGAACTTTTAAAGGCAGAATCTCCAGATGCGGTTGCGGTAGAGATGTATGCCAATAGATTTAGTGCGGGAAGAAGTAGCGCAAGAACAATAATAGTTCTTTCATTTTTCAATGAACTTATGTCACTAACATCACTCGATTCAGTCGGAATTGAGACTGATAAATATACCGTTGCAAATATCAGATCTACCATTTCAAAGTATTTAAAAAATAAATCAATATCAAAAGAACAAATATTTGATGTTGTAAAATCAACCTTTCCTAGCTTTAAGCCAAGAATAAATAAAAATGGTAATATAGGAACAGAATCATTCGATCAGGCTGATGCCATTGCAGTTGCATTTTGTCATGCAATTGTAAATCAAAAAAAATAGGAGTTACAGTGTCTAAGATTACAGTTTATGGTTCAGATGCAAGAGATAGAGTGCTTGACGGAGCAAAAAAATTAGCAAAGACAGTTGCAACAACAATGGGTCCATATGGAAGAAATGTTCTTATGGGCAGAGCAGTTGGTGCTCCTGTCATAACAAAGGATGGTGTTTCTGTTGCACGAGAAGTGGTTCTTGACGATCCAATTGAAGAGCTTGGCTGTCAGATGGTGAAAGAAGTATCCGGCAGAACTGCTGACATTGCTGGTGATGGAACTACAACTGCAACCGTTTTAGCAGCAGAGATTCTTTCTGGAGGAATAAATGCAATAAAAGACGGTATGAGTCCAATATTCTTTAGAGATGGAATCAATTATACATTATCACTTATATTGAAAGAGCTTGACTCTCTTGCAAAACCTGTTTCATCATCTAAGGATTTAGAGAGTATTGCAACTATTTCTGCAAACAATGATTATATTCTTGGTAGTGCAATATCTGGTGCATTTGATGCAGTGGGTAGACACGGCGTAGTTACGGCAGAAGCAACACCAGGAAAAGAGACTCACTTCAGAGTAACTGACGGTGTGGAGATTCGTTCAGGCTATTGCACTCCAGCACTATTAAATCCAAATGAAGATCCAATCTCATTAGAGAATCCATATATTGTTATTTGTGACAGAGAGATGACCCATATGCAGGACTTCATGCATATTCTTTCTACTATCCATGAACAAAATAGGTCCATTCTTATTATTGCAAAAAGCATAAAGCAAGAGGCATTGCAGACACTCGTTGTAAATAGAAGATCTGGAAGGCTAAATGCCGTTGCAGTAGAATATCCTGTATTTGGAAAGCATAATGATCAGTGGCTCGATGATCTCGCAATTCTTGTTGGAACATCTGTATTTTCAGAGGATAAAGGCAATCCTCTTTCTGGCTCTACAATTGCATCACTTGGAAGTGCCTCAAAGGTAAATATCACTAGATACAATACTACAATAATAAATGGTACAAAAAATGTAAATGGAATAAAGGAGAAGGAGCTTATATACACAACAACTCTGGATACCGCAATTTCAGATACCGAGAGAAAGGATATAAAATCAAGATTGGCATTCCTCCAGAGTAAGGCGGCAGTAGTTTGTGTTGGATATTCTACAGAGGCTGAGCTAAGGGAGAAGGGAGATAGAGTTGAGGATGCCGTATGCGCTACGAAGGCAGCAATAGAGAGCGGTATATTACCAGGTGGTGGAACGGCCCTCCTGAGAGCCTCTAGGGCAATTGAGCTGGATTCCGTACCAGAACGCTTCCGTCCAGCCGCATCAGTCCTAAAGGCCGCTTGCGAGAGGCCATTCAGGCAGATTTTGGAGAACGGCTACCTATCCGCAGATGAAGTATTGGAGAAAATAAATGATTCAGAAAACCCTTGGATCGGGTATAATTTAGTTACCGGAGAGGTAGGAAACCTTCTTGATCTTGGTGTAGTTGATCCAAAGAAAGTTACAGAAACCGCAATAAAAAATGCAGTAAGTGCAGCACTGCTTCTTATCAATACAGAAGCAGTTATGGCAGAAAATCCAGAGAAACCATCTGGGTGGCAAGCCCCGGCTGGATGGCGTCCACCCTCAGATACAAATCTCAATCACAAATATTAACAATAAAAAATTATGATTTCAGAAAAGAAAAGAGAGCAGCTTAGGCAGTATGAAAAATCTGAAAAAAGACAGGCATATCAAAAATCTGAAAAACGTAAGACAAGAAATAATGAATTAAGAAGATTAAGCAGAAGCACAAAAGAAGGCAAAGAAAAGCAAAGAGAGTATAAGCAAAGCGCATCTGGTCGCTTTGCAAATATTAAGCATAACTCAAAAAGTAGAAAGATAGATTTTCAGATCACACTTGAAGAATTTAGAGATCTTTTTTATGAAAAGCCTTGTTCTTACTGCGGAGATATTGCTAGAGGAATTGACAGAATAGATAGCTCAGGTTCTTATGTGGCTGAGAATTGCACACCGTGCTGCGGAATATGCAATAGCATGAAAGGCACTCTTTCTGTTGAAGAGTTTGATAAAAAAATATTGCAGATATTTATATATAGAGATCTTTCGGTAAAACGAGAGATCCAAGAGAATAAATAAAAAATACCAACTTTGTAAAAGATTATATACAAAAGGAGAAAAAATGAGCAGCAAAAAGCCAACTGAAGGAGAGAAGGATATTCTTTCTCTCTTTGGAGAGGATACTCTTTATCTTGACGGCGATATCGAAACCGTTGGAACATATGATGTTATAAAAACAGGAAGTCCATCACTTGACTATGCACTAGGCATTGGCGGAATGCCAAGAGGAAGAATCATTCAGCTAGCAGGCAAGGAAAGCTCTGGAAAGACTCTTCTATCACTTCTTTGTATGAAGTCTTGGCTTGATGAAAATCCAGACAATACTGTCATGTTTATTGATGCAGAATATACTTATGATGCAGGTTGGGCAAGACAGCTTGGCGTTGATACAAGAAGAGTAATTGTTGCAAAGACAAATGATGCAAAGAAAATTTTCGAAGGACTGCTTGGGAAAACAACCGTAAACAAGGTTACCGGAAAATCCTCCAAGAGCGTTAAGGGTGTTCTAGATCTTGTTAAGGAAGGAGAGGACCCAAAGTTTAAAAACCTAGGCCTAATTGTTCTTGACTCTGTAGCCGCAATGAATACTCCAATGGAAGTTGATGCTGCAATTGGAAAGCAGAATATGGCTCCAATGCCAAGATTCCTTTCTACTGAGCTAAAGAAGCTAACTCCAGCAGTTGCAGAAGCAAATGTTTCAATGATCTTTATCAATCAGGTTCGTGTCAATCCAGGTGTTATGTATGGAAATCCAGAAGACTCTCCAGGAGGAAAGGCTCTAAAGCATGCCTGCAGTGTAATGATCAATATGGCACCAATTAACTCTGCAGATAGCAGAATTGAAGATGATAACGAAGTTGTTGTTGGTCACAAGGTTAGGGCAAAGATTCAGAAGAATAAGGTTGGGGCACCGTTCCGCGAGGCAATTTATACAATAAAGTATACTGAAGGTCTAATCAATAGAGAAGAAGAGCTTCTTGAGCTTGCAGTTCTTTGTGGTGTAATCAACAGACCTAACAATAGAACTTATGAGCTTGGTGCGGATAAATTTACTAGCCGTCAGCTAATGGTTGATTATCTAAAGGATGAAGCCTGTTTTGGGGGAGTGGAAGATCTTTGTCGTCAGAAGTATTTAAGCGGACAAGTTCAGGGATCATTAACCTCTGATGATGAGAATATGGCCGAGGATACAGAAACAATTTTTGATGTAATGGAGTAATTATGCTTGTTAGTTGTAACCCAAGATGTAAAAAATCAGATGGTAGAACTGATGGATCTCTTGATGTAGAAAGAAATGAGGTTGTATGCAAGATTTGTGGAGATGATATTGTTGGAATATCATCTTTTACAAAACAAAGTATGAAACAGAATAAAGACGTTGTTACTCAAGCAAAGAAAGCCTTTATGTTTGACTGTAAAAATTGTCACAAGAAAGTTGAGACTGTTGTGATGAATGGCGTAGCATATGGCAAGGATTGCCAGACAAAAAATTGCACTATCCTTATTAGCGATATGATGGCAAATGCTATGGAAAAGATTTCACCAACCTTAAGCAAGCTAGAGGAATCAGATGAACGAGGTCCAGGAACTAACAAAGCTAATTGAGATTTGTCATGATAATCTCAAGAAAACTAAGCTAGGAAAGGACTACATCTTTGGAGAGAGAAATCTCTCCATTGATGCTTTTCAGCAGTATAAAATTGGATTCTTTCCAAGAAATATAAAAAAATTGACACAGTATGTCTCTGATGACTTTCTTAAATCAGCAGGTCTAATGGATTATGATGGTAGTAGTCAATTCTCAAACTATTACTCCATTACATTTCCCATATATGACGAATATGGAACGCCTATTGCTATGGCAGGAAGATGTATGCTTTCAAATGAAGAAAGGGAGATCGTTGGTATTCCAAAATATAAAAATTCAAAATTCAAAAAAACAAATCATCTATTTGGATTAAATTTCTCTAGAAAAGAAATTCTACTAAATCAAAATGCATACGTTGTTGAAGGTTATTTCGATCAGATAAGTATGTATGACGCCGGAATAAAAAACACAGTAGCTGTTTGTGGTACTGGATTTTCAAAGAATCATTTTATAAAGCTTTCCAGATATACGGATAAAATGTCATTATTACTAGATGGAGATGAGCCTGGACAAAAGTCAGCAGAGGCCATATATAATAAATATATAAATAAAGGAATAAAACTTAGATTTTTAAAATTTTCTTTAGATTATAAAGACGCGGGAGAGTACTTTTTAGATGGCAAAAAAACTGTTGATGACTTTCATTCTGAAGTACAGGATATAAACCCAATGGAGTGGTAATGAAAATAAAGAGTAAGAATTATCAGTACAAAATAGTAGAGGTTGCTTTTGATCAGTCAAAGCTTAATAACTTTTCTGAGGATAAGGGAATCTCCGGAGTTCTTACTGACAATGCTTATTCTGAAGAGCTCTTAGATTTGAGAGAGAAGCTGCTAGAAGAAGTCTATTCCGTAGTAAATAGTGAGGTTTTGACAGATCATCAAAAGAAAGTTTTGTTTATGATTCTTATGGGCAAAACTCAGAATGAAATAGCGGAGCACCTAGGAATAACTCAATCAGCAGTTCACAAGGCACTTCGTGGAAACCTAGACTATAGAAATGATAAAAAAAGATATGGTGGTATTTTTAAAAAATTAAAAAAGATTTGTAAAAATAACTCTAAAATACAAGAAATTTTATTGGAAATAGAGTCACTAAAAAGAAAGGTAGAATAAACTATTAATTATATAGTTTATAATATATTTTGGTTTTAAACCTTTCTATTAATAAAGCAAGTTATTCTCAGAGGTTTCCATATGTCTAGCTATTTAGACGATATTTTAATAAAATTTACAAAAAAACATTCTAAAGATTTTGGAATAAAAGATCAAATTGAAGTAAATGATTCCATTTCCTTTAAGAAGGTTGCTTTTGATAGATTTAAAGTTGACCAAGACCCATATGACGGTCTTTGGGCCCTTCAGGATATTGACGGGAAGCCACACTTAGTTAGAGCATCAAACCCACAATCTGAAGTTAGAAAGGTCGGAGATTGGGAGGCAGTATCAGACTTTGAAAAAAGAAACGTAACACTTTCTTATAAGAATATTCCGATTACAAGATTTTCTTCTGATGAGTATGGATTTTCATCTAATGATATATCCATCTTTAAATCTGCTTTAATTGAAAAAACCTCATCAGATAATTCTTTTGTAAAAGAGCTATTGAACGACCAACCACAAACAAAAAGAGAAGCTCTAGTTTCCACTTTTCCAGAATTGAAAAAATTTATTTAGGTGAAATGATGTCATTAAAACTTTTAAAAAAACAAGCAGAAGCGGCCCTCAATTCTATTCAGGTAGGAAAAGAATATCCTAGCCAATATGTATTAAATAGACTTGATTCTGCATGGGAATCAAATCAAAAAGATCAAGTTATTGGTAATGTAAGAAGCGTTCTATCGAAGATTGCATCAAAGCAAGGGTTCATATCTCAGAAGGAGATAACAAATATCTATGATAGATTTAACAATCTATCTGGTGGAGCAACTTCTTTTCGTGATGATTTAGGAGACTTGCTTATGCCTGGCTATGGAACATTGCCAGAGCCAAAAAGAATTGATATATCCAAGACTGCAGCCGATATGTCAAAGCCAGTCACTTTAAACGACAAGACATCATTATCAGATGCATTTTCAGTGCTATTTTCATTTGGTGGAAATGACGATTCTGGTGCCTATAATAAGAATCTGGTAAAGAAGGCCGAAAGATTAGTTGCATTAGAACTAAATGCAATGGGCATCAAGCCAGATATGGTGAAGACTATTACTGGAAATGAGTACTATATACTTTGCAATGCATATTACAAGAATCCAGATTTTACAACAAGCTATGTAAGTGTTCCTGTTCAGGTATCAAACGGCTCTGTTGGAATTCCTTCAGAGGTTGTTTCTGAAGGCTCTCTTGTTAAGTTAAACAAGGAGAATGTTCTTGTCATTCTAAAGACGGCCCATAAAAAACAGAAGGACACAAACCTCTCTAAATATGCAGATCTAAGACAGAATGGAACACTCATAACTCCAACTGTTGCTGCTCCAACTGCACTAAAAGAAAAGTTTGAAATGTCAGAAGAAGTTCTTCTTGCATCATCAAAATACTCTGCAAATCAAATTAAGCTCGCACACTCGGTAGTATCAACAGAAGTTGCATCATGGGGCGCTAGAGCACAAGTTAAGTTTGCAGGAACAAGCAAAAATGGCATGACATTCATGGTAAAGACTGCAACATCAGCAGGAGAAAAGAGCTTTGTAGTTCCTGTCGAAATGAATGGAGATAGAGTTTTGATGCCATCAGAATTTGCATCTGAAACAACAAAATATGACTTCTCCAATTCTGGTTATTCTGATTTTCTATCTGGAGCAAAGACATCAGCAACAGCAACATTTTCAAGAGATTCTGATGAGCTTGGCAAGCTTTCATATGCACAACTACTTGATGTTGTAATTGATGGAGTTGCAAAGAAGGACTATAAGTCATCTGAGGATGCACTATCAACAATAGGATCTAAGTTTGGTCCAGAAAGATTCAAGATGGCGCTTGAGGACTTCCAAAAGATGATAAAGACCGCATCACAATCAGCCGGTGGCGATCTTGTAAAAGAGGCAGTAAAGCGTGGCGATCTTATTCGTACAAAGAACTCAGTAGAGTGGTTCTGTCCAAAGCTTGGACTTCCATTAAGCAAGGTTGCATTTGATGAGAAAGGCCGTCCAGTTCCAAAATTTAGAGCAGAGAAGAGATCTCTTGAGTCAATTGATGGAACAGTGATTTCAACAAGCAAGATTGTAATGAGCTGATTAAGGAGATATGACTAATGGACAGTAAAATGCGTCAAAAGCTAAAAGAGCTTTACAAGATTGCCCAAATTCTTCAAGAGCCAAGAATGAATATCACCAACTTTAGCAACAGATTTGATGTTCTAGAGGAGATGAACTTGCCAAAAGTAGATACATCAAAGCTATATGGTGTATTTGGCGAACAACCAGACTATAAACCTGTCCTTTCTGAGGGAAATCACTCTTTATCTACAAGATATGCCCCAGATATGCCCGGAGTACAGGCAGCAGTACCGTCTGACGGAGTAAGGGTAAATCCATATACAAAACAAGTTTTTGATTATAATCAAGGCTTTGATGTTAGTGGCAAAAAATATGCACCTACATCTGTTTCAAATCAGACAAAAATCTTTTCAAGATAAAATATCTGCTGATTTAGTAAAATAAGCCTATCTATGGGCTTATTTTTTTAAGGAAAAAATGGAAACAAATAAGGTAGCTAGACATCCAGATAAAGACGAAATAATAAAAATGCTGCTCAATGGGGAGTCCGTTAAGCAGGTTGATGCTTGGTTGAAGAAAAAATATCCAAAAAAGAAAAGACTTCATATTTCATATATGACTCTTCAAAAATTCAGATCAGAACACTTAAATATAAAGGGAGATCTTCTTGAGGATATAAAGTTAAAAAAGAAGACAGATGAATTAATTTCATCAGAAACAGAATTAAAACTTGCTGTTTCAAGTTCTTCAGAATATCAAAATAAAATAAACGAAATAGTGTCCAACGAAATGGACGTACAAAGAAAACTGTTGGAAATGGAGAAATTAATTTCCTCAAGAATGGAGTTTTACTATAATACTGTTGCTGCCGGTGGGAACATAAAGCATGACCGACTATTTTTAGAATACCTTAATATGATGAGATCGGTAATGCAAGACTGGAAGAAATATATTGAGGGATTTGCTGATAAAAAGGTTGAGCATAATTTAAATGTTAACATTGTAAATGATCAGATTAAAATAATGAAAGAGGTAGTTATAGAAGTTCTCAAGGATATGGATCCTCAGCTAGTCTTGATTTTTATGGAAAGACTAAATAACAGAATGGCTGGAATTAAATATGACTCTCCAGAATATAACCAATATTTAATAGAGGTAGTAGATGCAGAAGAAATTTAGCGAACAATCCTTAAGTGCTCCAGCAGGATCTATAGTAATAACACTTGATGATATCAATACTAGAGAATCTATAACTGAATGGATAGAGAAAAAACTAGAGTATAAAGATCCTAATCTTTCAGTCGATTCAATCATCATGGCACTAAACGGAATAACAAGCGATTCAATATTTCTTTCTCAACCAGATTATAAAAGATCTGAGTTTATTAAGAAAAAAAATGAATTAGTTAGAAAGTTAGAGACTTTAAAATGAAAAAATATGGTCACCCTATAGACGGCTTTTTGAGTTCTATTCCAAGCAATATTTCATCTGACGAGATTTCATCTTATTTAAAATTAAAAAAATATTCAAAAAAATTATTAAATGATAAATCTGATTTATTCTTAAAAAAAGCTTGGAAAAATAAAGATATTGTAAAAAAGCTAAAAACAGAAAATGATTTTTATTTTTTTATAACTTCAATGATTATTGATGAAAATGGTATGAAGAAAATTGCCTATCCAATGTCAGAAAATTATTTTTTCAAAAATCCATTTTTTGGATACAACCTTCAAACCTGGGCATCCTGTGTTCATAAAATATATGAGTCTTTTCATAAAGAGGGACTTAGTTATGATGATGCTGTAGAAAAATATTCTAGTAATATTTTTAAAGATAAAGAAGAAAAAAATAATTTTTTAAATTGGCTAAAATATTATAATCACGGAGAGCACTTGAAATACAATGTAAAAACAGCATCATATCAGTTTCCAGTTAGTGCAACTGGTGATGCATATACTGCAACATCTAGCTACATTGGAACTGATTATGCCTTGGATTATGAAGCACAAAAAAATGATGCAAGAGAACAGGGTGAAAAAAAGTTAAATTATAAAAATTGGAAAAAGAAATTCAACTCTGCATTAAGAAGAGTTGATAAGATTTTGAAAGAAAGTGAAGATTATGTCGATGTAGATAAGTATGAGGAGATATCTCAAATATTAAATAAATTAGATGTTCAGGTTGGAAAAATAAGACTACAATCTACTGCATCTGATGTTAGCTATCGTGCGGCTGGTCAGCTAAAAAAATTAGGATTTGATGATGGAGCATCTATTCTATACAAGTATTCTCAAGAAGCAGCCCCACCACTAGTTCCAGCTGAGGTTGAGCCTCCAGCTGTGCCAGCGCAGACAGAGGAACCTGGTGTTCCATCGGCTGGGGAGATGGCAAGAAAGCAGCAGGAAAAGGAAAATACGGAAAAGGGGAAAGAGCTTCTTGGAGAAATCTCTCCAATTCCTGGACCAAAAGCAAATGAGTATGAAGATATTATAAAGGACGATATAGACGTTGATGATGCTTCTAAAAAATTAGAGCAAATTGCAGGAACACTATCAGACAGGCGTGTCATTAGATACTTGGCAGAATTTGATATTATGTTAGATAAAATTGGAATAGCATCAATGTTTCCTGAGCTTGCTGAGGCACAGAGCAAGCTCATTGAGTCATATTCATATGCTCTAACCAGAGTAACAAAAATGCTTGGTATGTTATCAAATAATAAGGCTATTATGGAGATGGCAAAACAAGAAGCTCAGACAGGTGGGCAGCCATCAGAACAGCCGGTACGTCAGGCTCCAGCAGCAACTCCATCTCAACCAATAGAACAGTCAGAATAAGAGTAGGTAATCTTGATTTTTAAAAGCCTGACACCATATTCATCAGCCCTAGAGATGATGCTAACTATAAGTAGAGCATATTCTATTGATAAGCCCTATGTTGTTGGAGGAATTGTTAGAAACTATTTGTTAAAATTTGAAGATCCGAATAGCGATCTGGATATGACTACAAATTCTCAGGAGTGCATTAGGCTTGGAATATTGTTTTCTGCACAAACAAAATCTATCTTTAAAATGTTTGAAGATAGACATGTTAAGGTATTTTATCAAGGTCAAAGTATAGACTATTCTCCAAACATATTAACATTTTCTCATCCAGGAGTAATTACTTGGATAAAAGAAAATAGGCCGGATAAAGAAAAATATATTGAAACATTCTCTAGAGATTTTACTATAAATTCAATGCATCAAGACATTGAGACTGGAGAGATATTTGATCCTACTGGATTTGGGATTCAAGATATTGAATCTAGAATATTGAGGACTCCAGCTCCTCCAGAAATTACAATAAAAAATGATCCTCGAAGAATATTTAGGGCAATTAAGCTGGCAAGTAAGTTCAACATGTCAATAGATAGCGAAATAATAAACTATACAAGATCTAATTCTGAAATTATTTTAAACTCCAAATTAACTCCACAATATATGACAAATGAAATAAATCTTGCCCTAGGGTATAATGAAGAGGCAACAATATCAAATATATTTGACCTTGGATTATTTAAATTAATTCCATTATCTGGACTTTATTCTCAATATTTGATAAAAAATAAAATGTTATCAAAATATTTATCATAACTACTATTAATATTTTTGAGCAAAATATCATGATTAGAGGAAAAAATAAACCCTGTCCGTTTGGCCTCCCAGTTCCAGAGGCCTGTAAGTGTATTGGCAATTCTATTTTTTCTTTAAAAAGAATTAAATCTGATTCTACAAAAGAAGAGAAAGAAGCTAATTATGAGGTTTTTTTATCATTAGAAGATAAGTCAGATTGTCCATTTGCAGATTTGATTATGGAAAAAAAAGGAGCAGTAGATTGCAAATGGAATCCAGAAGAACACAGAAAGTTATCTGGAAATAGCTTTGTTTCTGGTAGTCCTATTTATCCAAATTTATATATTGGAAATTCTAAATCATATCAGGCATATCCAGTAAACTACTATTCTGATGATAATATTAGAAGCATTTATTATGGTATTATAAGTTTAATAGATTAGGAGATATAATGTCTAAATCATCACATGGCGCTGTAACATATTCTGAAAGCAATGGTATTGTATCATTTGCAGAGGATGAATTATTATCAGTTCAAGATGGATTTCCAACCGAGATGAGCCTCGATCAGTTCTCCGCCCCACCAGAGAGAGCGGGAAGGCCTATTCCAGGCTCTGGATATGTTGAATACGAGGATGATCTTGATGATCAGGTTGATGAACCACAAGTCAATGAAACCTGGGAAAATGATCGTGCTGTAGATAGATTTATGGATTATATTAAGGATTCATATCCAACAAAGATTCCAAAGCACGATGGTAAAAGTATAGTTGGAGCAGAAAGAGCTGTTAAGTGGCTAACAAATCTTGGAAAAGAAATTTCAGAAGCAGTAAGAAAAGATGAATCTGGAGTACTGGATGATGCCTCATTAGAGGAAATTAGAGTCTCAATAATGAAAGACATCTTGCTTTTGAAGGAGCATATTAAAAAATTAGACAAAACATTCAAGAAAAGCCTTAAGAAGAAGGCTGGTCTTGATGACGATCTTATGAAATATGCTGAAGAAATTGAGCTTGCATATAATTATGAGATTGACGGAGAAATTAAGAAGACAGCAGCCCATCCAAAGCTTAATCTTTACGTATCTCCATTCGAAAGAGCAATAGCCGGAATAATAATTAATTCTGTTGTTTCTGGAGGAAAACCACTAGAAGAGGTTTATGATTTCTTAAAGGAAAAATATGATCTAAATGACAGAGAGGAGCTTGCAATAATGCAGGTCATTATGGATAGTGGATTCCCAATCTTTAAGGATAGAGGCACATTCTCATCAAAGAAAGATAAGAGTGGTAATAAAAATTATGGTATTGAATTTATCAAGAATTATTTCTCATAGGATTTAAAATGTCTGAAATAAAAAGAACAAATGAAACAGAAAAATACAATACCACCGCAGGATGGTTAAGTGATTTTCTTTCAAAAATAGCAAAAGATGCTCCTCCAGCTCCGCCAATTGTGACTGCAAAAACAGAAAAATTTGCCACAATAGAAGAGAAAATGGCAGACATAAAATCTAGGGTTGGATTTGGATCAATATCTGGACTAACGAAGGAGAGCTCATCAGGCCTGGTAGTGGAGTCTTCTAAAAAATGCAAGTGCGGAAAGAGCTGCTCATGTGGTAAAGATTATGACAAAAAAATATATAAATTAAAAAATGTATTAAAATATATTTCTGATATGCTTGAATCAGAACCTCACTTGCTTGAGCCAGAAATAGTGGCAAGATGTCTAGACAATAAAGATCTTGGATTTGAATCTCTAAAGATTAAACCAAAAAAATTAAGCAAATTTATTAAAAAAATAAAAAAGCCTACTGAAGAAATTCAGGTTATGTATATAAGGCCAGATATCGACACAGTATCAAATGTTCAGGGAGATATTGCTGATTATTATCAGCATGGAATGCCAAATTTATTTTAATTAAGTAAAATGTAATTAATGAGTGATTTAAAAGAAAAAGAAAAAGAAAGTTTTGAGCAAATAAAAACTTCCTTTTTAGATTTTGATCCTGCCTACTTTATTCAAAACAATCTAACTATTGATGGTAGTGAATTTAGAATTATTGGCAATGGTTGGAAGTTTATGGTCGATGTATATAGGTATATTGGACTTCAAGCTACTCAAAAATCTGGAAAGCCGATAGTAATAAAAAAGGGTCGTCAGGTTGGTGCCACCATGATGGCTGCCGCAATAGATCTATTCTTTACAAATAGCGGATTATTTACAAAGCCTCCAATAAGGGTACTTCATGCCTTTCCATCATTAGGTCAGGTAAAAAAGTTCTCTCAAGACAAATTGGAAGGATTCATTAGAACCTCCAAGGGTGGATTTATCTCCAAAAACAAGCTAGTTGGAGGTAATGCTGTTGATAATCTTACTATGAAGCAGTTCAATACCGGAACTCTCTGGGTAGATAGTATTGGCGAAGATGGCGATAGAATTCGTGGTATGACAGTTGACGCTATTTTCTTTGACGAGGTACAGGATATGTTTGCATCCGCTATTGGCAATGCAACAAAGACATTGACTGCTGCAAAATACGGGCCAACTGGTCAGGGCGTTCAGGTTTATTTTGGAACACCAAAAGAGAAGAATAGTTATTTTTCATCACTTTGGGATATGTCAGATCAGAGGTATTACCATCTTGGCTGTAAAAATTGCGGAGATACTTTCCCATTTTATCTTCCTGATGATAAAAGATGGATGGATATATGGATCTCTGGCCATACAATAAAGTGTCCGCTATGCTCCACTGAGCAACACAAGGTAGAGGCAATAGAGCGTGGAAAATGGGTCCCATCTCGCAATCCAGAGGAATGTAAGCTGGTAGGATTTCATATTAATCAGCTCTATATTCCTTATTTTACAAAAGAAAATATTTTAAATTTAATGCCAGAGAATAATCCACTTCAAACAGAAAGAATATTTAAAAACGAAGTTGTTGGAGAATTTTTTTCTGGTGCAGGCCTTCCGATTACTAGGGCGGAAATTTATGAAAAATGTCGTGATGCAGAAAGAACTTTTTCAAAGAGCATTTCTCCAAAGGAAAAAATAACATATTTGGGCGTTGACTGGGGTGGAAAAGATGATGGTGAAGACAGCAATGTTGGGCAATCATATTCTTGCGTTGTCATATTGTCTGCCATGCCAGATGGAACACTATTAGTTGAGCATGCTCATAAGCTTAGAAAGCAAGACTTTGAATATAAAAAAGAAACTATTCATGAAATGTACAAACGATTTGGTGTCAAGCAAGGGCTATCTGACTGGTTCTTTGGACAGGATGTTGTTCATGATCTTCAAAGACACTATGGACCCAGGTTTCTTGGAGCACAGGGAAGTGGAAATCTTCTTAAGCCATTAAAATTTAGAGAGGATGAGCTGATAGTATCTTATAATAAAGATCTTATGGTTGAAGAAATTTTTGATTTATTTAGGAAGGGAAAAATTAGATTTCCCTGGAAAAGCTTTGAATATATAGAGTGGCTTATAGATCACTGCACATCAATGGAATCTGCAATAAGAACTATTGGCGGTCAGCCTGTTAAAACATATGTTAAGGGTCCATCTCCAAACGACGGCCTTATGGCCCTAATGTATGCCTATATGGCTTATAAATTCGATATAACCAAAGGTTTTTCTATTAAACCTGGTATAAATAATAACGAACAATCAAATCTTAAGCCAGTATTGGCGCATGTAGCCAGAAGGATGTAATAATGAGAAGAACTGATAGACCAGCAACGGACATAAGTAAATTTGCCGCATCTCAAGTTTCTGACATCAGAAGGGCAGAAATTACAAACGCAATTAATCGCCAGCAAGATGCAAAAGAAATACAAAAAACATCTGCAGTAGTTGCTCATAGCCCAACGTTTAAAAAGAGTGCATCAATAGCATCTCCAATGGGACCACTTACAACTTCAAATACCATTGACAGAATGGCACCAGAAGTATTCTCTCCACTATTTCTTCTTGCAAATTTAAATTTACCAAGAGATAGAGTAACTATGAATGCTTGGAATCGTATTTACTACGATACCAATCCGATTGTTAGAAATGCAATCAATCTTCACTCATCTTATCCAATAAGTAAAATTAATATTGCCTGTAAAAATAAAAAAGTTCAAGAGTTTTTTTTAGAATGGGCTGAAAAAGTAGATCTTTATTCAATTGTTTATGGTGTAGCTCAAGAGTACTGGAAGCTTGGCGAGGCATTTCCATATGCAGAATTAGATCAGTCTTCTGGAACCTGGAAGAGAATTACAATATTAAATCCAGACTATGTTCATGTAAAAAGATCTGTTATTGGAGATCAGACAATTGTTTCTCTTAGACCGGATGCAACTCTCCAGCGATTGGTAAATTCTACTGATCCGGGAGATCTGGCGATGAAGTCTAGGCTGCCACCACATATAGTTGATTATGTTAGAAGAGGTCAGAATATACCTCTTGATAATTTTAACGTATCACATTTAAAATTATTGTCTGCCCCATATGATATTAGGGGGACTTCTATTGTAGTTTCTGTTTATAAGGATTTAATGTTGCTTGACAAGATTCGTGAAGCAAAATTTGCTCAGGCTGATGGCATGATTAACCCACTTACACTTGTTAAGCTCGGTGGAGAGGAATACAAGCCAACTCAAGCCGACCTTGAAGCATTTCGCCAGGTTCTTGAAGAAGCACAGTATGATAAAGACTTTAAAATTGTAACTCATAATGGTGTTGATATCACTCGTGTTGGGTTTTCTGGCTCAACACTTGAAGTTCAATCAGATTTAGAATTTATTATGAATAATCTATACAATGGTCTTATGGCTCCAAAGGCTCTATTTGACTCTGAGGGTGCAACCTATGCCTCCTCATCAGTTGGGCTTGAAGTCTTAAGGCAGAGATATGATATATTTAGAAACATGATGAAGAAGTGGCTCGAAAGAAAGATTTTTGCCCCAATTTGTGAGCTTCAAGATTTTTTTGAATATGTTGATGGAGAAAAAAGACTTCAAGTTCCAGTGATAGATTTTAATCACATGAATCTCTATGACCTTTCTGACTATATTAATGCTATCAATACATATGTTGGTAATAAGCAAATATCCATTCAAACACTCTGTAGGAGCTTGGGCCTTTCATATGAAGAGGAGCAAAAGAGATTGCGTGAAGAATCAATTCAAGAAGCAATAGTCAACAAGGAAAAGGCAATCCTTGGAAATATGAGGCTTTCCGAGTTGCTCTCCCTAGACCCGGAAAAGTCCATCCCAGAGCCTCCAGAAGAGGTTACACCAGCCGCTGGCGGAGAAGGTGGTGGAGAGGCCGGAGGAGAGCCTCCAGGCCTACCAGGGCTAAGTGCTCCATCTCCAGGTGGTCCACCGGCATAATAAAAACTGCTAATATTTTATTCATTTTTTATGAATAACAAGAAAGCTTCAAATGGTGGCTCCACCACTACCCCATTATATGAGACTACAGATCCAAGCGGTAAGAAAATAATATTCACCCCAGCAGATCTTGTGGCTGGTATGGGGCACTTAAAAGGTAGTGGTGGTAAGAAATTTAAGCCATCAAAATATAAGGGACACTCTCTTTCTGAGAGAGTGTCCTCTTCTGACTTTGGAAAATCAAAAAAATGAAAAAAATTTCATATAGAAATAAAGACATAACGCCAGCCATAAAACCAACCACAGATGAGCTTCCGTCTGTTGGGAAATCAGATTATTCCACAGAATCCGGTGGACGAAGTGGATTTAGATTTCCTGGCGAACCACAAACTCATGAATTACCGGAAGAAAAAATATCAAATCCAGTTGCTTTAATAGAGGAATTTGTATCTGCTGCAGATGACTTAGACCTTTTGGATATGAAATCTGAAGCAAATTTTGTTGATTTTTTAATTCAGAAATTTGCAGAAGTTATAAATGTTGAGCCATCAGAAGAAGAGAAATATATTGATTATATGTATAAGCTTTATAACTCAGATCTTCCGGATGCAATGACAAAGGTAAAAACACTATCTATTGCATATTCTAAAAAAACACTTGATGGAATTAGGTCTGGATTAGAAAAAGATTCTGCAAAAAAAGCAGCATTCAATACGGAGTTACTAAGGAGCAAGCAAAATGTTGGATAAGGAAGCGCAATATAGAGAAGGCGATCCAAAATATGTTGCAGAAGAAATATCAAAAATAATAAGAGTTATTATTAGCAAAATGTCTGTTGAGTCTCAAAATAAAGCAAAGATTAATTTAAAAAATAGAATTTTAAGATTAAATCCACAGGAAATGACAATAAAGGAAACTCCTGCCGGTGCATCAATTGGAACTAGTATTGCTCTTGTTAAAAATATATTAAATGGAAGAGATGGTTATTTTATTAAACTAGTAATAGATGAGCTAGTAAGATTATTATGAGAGATTCTATGAAAAAAAATGCATCAAATACACTAATGAGTAGGCAGGAAAAAGAAACAGAGAGTTCTTTTGATTCTGCCACCTTTGAAAAAAATTATCCAGAGAAATCATATCAAAGCTTTAACTCCACCTTTACAAACACTCTTGGTGATGATAGTACGGCAGAGCCATTTGGATATTTTGGTGGAATAATTAGCCCAGTTGAGGAGGATGAGGGTATGACAATGGTTGGTCCAAAGGAAGCATCAATTTTAACATTCAATAAGATGGTTTCTTCGGGATCATGGTCATCTATTGCTACATATAACTTAAATTTAAAATCAAATAATATTTTAAAATATTCTTCCAATAAATCTTTTGGGATGTATAAAGACTTGAGATTTTCTAATTTTGAAAAAAATTATGATCTTTTTTATTTTGATTTTTCTGATGTAAAAAAATCAGATTTGCCATATTGTATAAATAATGCCCTAGCAAGCTCTAGACCTTGTGCGGTTGGGTTTATCTCAGGAGTTGATAGCGGCAATTTAGATCAAATTTCAAAATTAGGATTTTTAAAATCTAATTCTCTTTCATCTGAATCAATATTTTTTATAAAGAAAAATAACTTAAACAAAATATCAAATGTATCTATTTTTGATCAGGGTGGGAGTGAAAAAATAAATTTCATATGTGATATTGCAGAAACTTTAGAGGAGAAGATAGCAGGACTTCAGCCATATAGGGAGCTAAAATATGGCTCTGGTTTAATTTTTCCTTATGAAAAGCCACAAAATGTAACATATCATATGGGCTCTGTTTCTTTTCCAATAGATATAATATTTGTTGATTCTAAGGATAAAATTAAGAAAATAGCTTCAAATATTATGCCAGGAACACTTGGGGTATTCGGATCATCTGATGTATCTCTTGTTTTGGAAATTTCTGGTGGTGCCAGCGAAATACTTGGAATAAATGTTGGTGATAAAATCTCCACATCCAAGCTAAATGAAGATCAATATTCATCTTTTAGTAAGAAATATAAAAATTTTAGTAATAAACAAAATATTTATGTAAAAACTGCATCTTTTTCAAAAAAAATATCTTTTGAAAATTTTGATATTTTCAATCATGACAAAAGAAGTTCATCATCAACATCAATCATAAAGATGGCTTCAGGTATTTCTTCAGAAAAAGATGTTTGTGTCTATAATTTTGATGAAATAATACTATCACCATTTACAACCTTTGGCTCATTAAATGCAAATAAATTTGCTTCAAAAAATTCTACTTTGGCAAATTTCTTGTCAATAAATTCATTTACTCCGTTTGAGGTTAGAAGGGCTTTTTTTGAAATAAAAAAAGATTTAAATGAAAATAAAAAGGTTATTATTTCAACTTCATTATTGGAAAATCTTGATATTATAAAGTCAGGAATAGTAAAAAGAGCGTCAGAAGAGCTATTGTTTGATAGTAAAATTCACTCAATAGAAGTTATATCAATTCCTTTGGCAAAAGAAAGCGATATAATAGATGGATTATCTGATAGGTATTCCTCTAGTATTTTATATAAGAAAGTAACTTTTGATAAGATTGCCGGAATTCAAATATCAGATGATGTAAAAGAAAGTGCATCAAATGCATTAAAAATTTTATTAGAGTCAAAGAAAAATTTAGAAAAAATAGTTGATTCTTTTAAAAATAATTCTGATCAATATCTTAAAAATAAAGATAAGGTTGATTTAATTAAAAAATCTGAAAAATCATATAACATTTCTTGTAAAAAAATTGCAAAAGAAATAGTTAAAATGTTATTAGATATAAAACAAATTATAAAAATAATGAATGAAATAAAAGATATTTCTATGGTTGATGAGAAAATAGAATCACTATCTATGGCCTGTAAAGAGTTTGTCGATACCGCAGAAGAAATATTTTCGCTAGAATCAAAAATAAAAGAAGATAATTTTGTTGATCAGCTTTCTACTGAAACTTCTAGAATTGAAAAATCAGCAGAGGATCTAGAGAATAATATAAATAATTTCTCAGATTATATTTCAAAAAATATATTAAATAAAAGAATTTTATCGAGGTAAAAATGTTTGTTAAATACGGAGATAGTACAGAAACTTTTACAATTCAAAAAACAGCAGCAACTTGTGAGATTTGTAATCAACAAAAAATAATAATAAATGAAAAATTAGCTTGTACATGCTCAGAAAATAAAAATTTTGAAAAATCAAAAAAAATTCTTACACAAGAAAATGTTTCGACTAATTTTCAAAGAAATAAGCGAGTAGAGAATGTTTAAAAAAATAGGTTATTCCCCAGCACCAATTACGAAATTATCTAAGGATGCAGTCTTAGCAGACCCCGTCATTGTAGAAAGAATGACTAAGCTTGCTCATGAAATTAAGGCAATTGCACCAAAGTCAGACGACTTTCTTTATTTTTCAATTATATTTTTAAAGTCAGCAGAGTCAGCACTTATTGACGAGTCTGGATCTCTTAAAAAGGTTGGTCATGAAAAAGCTTGGGGTTATTTTGATGAAAGCTGGAAATGGCATGGAAATGTTAAGCCACACAAGAATAATAATGGCGATATTTTTCCAGAAATAGAGCTTAAAAAAGCAGCATCAAAGTGGATTGGTATGCCACTCTGTAAAGATCATGAGTCATCATCTGTTGATGGAATTAGAGGGATAATTCTTGACACACACTATGATGATAAGCTAAAGCAGGTTGTCGGCCTTTGTGCGCTTGATAAGGTTAACTATGCAGATTTGGCTCGTAAAGTTGAAACTGGAATAGTAAGATATGGATCAATGGGCACAGCAGTAGAAACATCTGTTTGCTCTGATTGTCAAAATTTTGCAAAAACAGCAAATGAATATTGTAATCACGTTAAGAGCAGAACTGCCTGGGGAGAAATAAACGTTGGTCTCAAACCAATAGAATACAGTCTGGTTGTTCAGCCAGCAGAGCCAGGAGCAATACTTCTTCGTTGCTTTGCATCTCTCAACAATTATAAGAAAGAGTTTATGAATTATGGAGTTGATAATTTTGATGAGATGTTAGGTAAGCTATCATTAGATCAGGCTCAGCATCTAAATACAATTGTTAAGACTGCATGCGGTGAAGATGGTTGTTCTCCAGCTGAAAGAAAAAGTATTATAACTTCATTCTTGAAAAATAACTCTCTTATTCCAGCGCCTGTAGGATCTCAATCAAGTTCAGAAGAGCAAAATATGACATCATCATGGAGTGACTATCCATTCGCACCAGATGAGTTTATTAGCACAAATGTAGATGATGGTGTAAGAGATTACACCGGTAGTAAAGGAATTGTTGCTGGCGTAGAGGATTCTGCTGATAGGGGTAACCCACAACTTAGCGATTCTGTTCTAGACAAGAATATTCCAGATGTTTCAATAATCAATCAGGCTTCTCTTAAAAAAGAAGCATCTAAAAATAAATCTTTAATCTCAACAATCATGGAGGATATAATGACAGAGACAGAGCTCAAGAAAAGAGCTGAATTAAGAAGAAAACTTGCCTATCATCAGGGTGGAGCAGATGGCGTAGAACCAACTGGTTACAAGTCCAAGCCATTCTCACACAATGAGGACAAACACATGAAGCAGACCAAGACCATGGGAAGCAAAGACGGAATGTTCCCAGGCGATGAGCAGAAGAAAGAGAAGCTTTCTCGTGCAGAGCTTGAAGAGCGTCAAATGCGCCGCCTTGCTTACTTCCAGGGTGGATCTGAGAAGGCAGTAGAGCCAGCCGGCTACAAGTCTAAGCCATACTCCCACAACGAAGACAAGCACATGAAACAGACCAAGACCATGGGCGGAAAAGAGACACTCTTTCCAGGCGATGAGAAGGTCAAGCAGACACAGAAAAGAGCAGCTTATGAAGGCCCATCTCTTAGCACCAAGCTCAGCTGGCCAGTTACCCCATCTGGTCAAATCAATAAGTCTGCCGCACTCTTTGAAGTATATGCTGGTGACAGAAAGGTAATTGCAGCAACCGGTCATGAGATCTTCGGAAATGAAGTTTCTCAAAATTGGGATTGGCTCACCTCAAAAGAGTATGGCCAAGAAGTTTGCAAGCAGATCAGAACTTCTGGATTAAGTCATGTAGCAATGCTTCTTAAGGGAGCACAGGCTGTTGATCCAGCCGTACCAGTTCCAGCAGGCCCAGAAGCTGCTGCCCCAGCAGGAGCAGAAGCTCCTCCTCCACCACCAGTCCCAGATATGGGCGCAGAGCCAATGGGAGAAGAGGAAGAGGGAGATAAGTCTCCAAAAGAATTAGTCGAAGAAGCAATTGTTCTTATTGAAGAGAAGCTTGACGAAGTTAAGAATGCACTCAAAGACCTCTCTGGTGGCGAACCAGTAGAAGTCAATGTAAATGTTGGCGATGAAGGCGTAGAGAAAGATGAGAGCCCACTTAAGCTTTCTAGCTCTATAGCTTCTCAGCTAAAGAAGGCTTACGCAGAAATGAATGAGTCTGCTGATGAGCTAGCCATGATCGCAGAGACTTATGAGGGTGCAGGCAGACTATCTGCAGAAAATAGAAGAGAGCTTGACAAGATTGCATCTGAATCACTCAGAGAAGCATCAGCTCTCATCGGAAGCTCCAAGACACTTACCAAGATGGCTGGACTAGTAAGCTCTTCACTTACCAAGGTTGCTAAGGTTGCTTACGCTGAAGATGCCTCCATGGAATATGCTTCAATGGATATGGCCGATGAAGGAAGTGACGAAGATCTAGGCGATGATTATATGAATGAATCAGATGATAGCGAGGATAATGCTGATGATTCTGATGCTGGAGTAGACAAGCTAATTACTGCAGCACTTGATCTTCGTCGCGCCAGAAGAGAGCAGCTCGTCGTTGAAGCCGCAAAGAAATCAAAAAAGATGGACGAGAAGATGGAAAAAATGAGAGCAGCAAAGAAAGACGAAAAGAAGTCTGACTCAAAGGCTGCCAAGAAGTCCAAGGCAGAAGAGGAAGAAGAGGAAGAGGATGATGTAAAATCAAAGAAGTCAACAAAGAAGGCTTCAGATTCTTCTTCAATTTCTAAGTCTGCAGCACTTCGTGACATGGTTAATGATGCCTTCCAAACCAAAAAGGCAGATGATGAGAGAGAGTCATACAAGATCAAGCTCCGCAGAGCATATGATGTTGCAATTGAAATGCAGAAGAAAGGACTTCTTCCAATAAGCAAGACTGCTCTTGACAAGCAGGTTGATGACATAATGGATTTTGATGACAGAGCATTTGAAGCTTTCAAGAGATCTGTTGCTGCTGCCCGCCCAGTTGAGTCAGTAAAAGTAGCCAGAGATTTAGGTGGAATAAATGTTGGCGTAGAGTCAACATCTGAGCAGCCACAAACAAAATCAACCGCTGAGCTTCTCAGCATGCTTTGGGGATAAGGAGTAAGAAATGAAAAAAGTAGCAGCAGACCTTATTGCAAATGAAATGTTCAGACTTCTAAAGAAGGCCTCAGAAGACAATGCCAATGTTGATGTCAATGTTGGTGAAAAATCAGAAGAGGATGATTCTAGAGACCCAATGGCCAATGATGATGATTCTGACGACAATATGGATGATATTCATGATTTCTTGATGGATTCTGGAGAAGATGATCTTGATGATACAAGCTATATTGATGATCAGATATCTGATATGTCAGAGGTAGCAGATCAGGAAAATCCAATGATGAGAGAGAATGAGGGTCCACACTCAGCTGATAACTCCAGCGAGGATTTTATGGCAACATCAAATGACAAGAGACTCATGCATGGACTTGGAAAGATTGAGGCATCTCTTCGTCGCAAAGGCGAAGGATTTGCAGCTGATCTAGTTCGCACCACCGCACTCAGCATTCAGGAAGACATAGTAAAAGAGGCATCTCAGAAAAACTTTGTCCTCAAGAATCTAGTAAAAATGGCATCTGATCTCGACCGCAAAGGAGAGAGAGAGGCATCCAAGATGGTAAAATCTACCATCATGAAAATCAATAGATAATTTTAATCTATAGATTAAAAGGGGTAGAGATAGTAAAATATCTCTACCCCTTATTTTTTTGCTAATTATTATTAATTATTCTGGAGATACAAAGTGTTAAAAGTAATACATTCTGGTAATGCAATGCCAATGAGCTTGCCAGTAGATCCTACGGCAGAATTTCAACCTGGAATTTTTGCTCAACTAAGAGTAATTGGAAATGATATAGTTGCTGGCGTTTCTGATGGTACAGCACCAATAGGGATAATTGACGATGCTCGCATTGCAGCATTTACAAAATCACAAATAGACGAGATAGTTCAAATTCAAGTTCCAGAATCGTCAATTGCAATTGATGATAACGGAAAGCTAGTTAACTCTGCAGAGGTAAGTAGTCCAGTATCAAATCCACATATTATTCAGTCCAGTTTTATCTCAGATGTTTCTGTCTTTTTAAATTATGTCAACGGAATAATCACAGTTCCTGCTGGCACAGAGCTAAATTATGATTTTGATGGCGATGGCGTAAATGATGGATTTAAGATTGTAGTGAACTACATCTATAGAATATCAAATAAGCCAGGCGATGATACAACTCTTTCTAGCGGAAGAGTTACTATTCATTATCAGCGAGGCATTTATGCAACAGATCAGTTTGATACAACTCAAGTTTATCCTCTAAATGCAACACTTTATATTGCTCTTGATGGAGCCTTAACAACAAAACAACCAACTGAAAATCACCCCGGTGTTGCCATTGTAACTGGCCCACCATCAGCAACTCAGGGAACTCTTGAGTTTCTATTATTATAACTTCTACTATTATTCTGCTAATTATTTAAAGCGGAGATTTATATGAAAAATTGGCCTAAAGAAGATAGATATTCCTGGGAAAAAAGCGAAGTAATGAAGGAATTTGAGGCTCAAATTCTTTCTAATTACTCAAAAGTTGAAAAGATTGCCCAACAAAAAAGCCTCATTCCTCCTGAGACAAAAACAGAGCTAAATAATGTTTTAAATACAGTAAAGGAAATAAAGCAAACTCTTTCTGGTGCAGCTGATGATGGCCAAGATAATAGTGGAAAGCATCAGTGCGACGAGGCAGAAGATTGTGCGGTCTGCAGTGGATCTTCTCAAGAATCTTCTGAAGAATATTCTGATGATGAAGTAAAATTAGCAAAAGCAGAAATACTTCAAGAGCTACAAAAAATGGCCAATGACGCAATTAGAAATAGAGACATAAAATTAGCCTATCGTATAGAAAGAACTATTGCAGAGATAGAGGATGATAGAAATGATTAAGGTGTCTTCATCTTCTGAGGTTTTTGATATCTACGCCACCAGAATGCTCTCAAAAAGAGCTGCTCCTTCGCTTGGCTTCTTAACTGAGCTTTTGGAGGGTGCAGCAAAGATTGGAAATACTCAAATAGATAATGCTGCACTAGCAGCCGTAAAGGGCAGCACATCAGTTGCTCCTAGCGCCTCAGAAGGTTTGCGCTTGTTATCTAGAGCAGATGAATTAGTTCTTGCCGAAAAACTTGAAAATTTGGTTAATGCAGCACACACAGATGTTGTTGAGGCTAAGATAATAGATGTTGCAAAAAAATTAGGCTATCCTGCAGATAATGCAGTTAAGTTTTTAGGTGATTATACAATAGAATTTAAGAAAATGGCAGAAGATTATAAGATTCTAACTGCAAGTGGTGGCCCTGTAGCACCGGCAGATGCAATAAAGTTTGTAAAGGACCACGAAAGAACAATAAAATTTTTCTATGAGACAACAGAGAATAGGGCAATTGGCAGTCTAATTACCCCAGAGGTAATAAGGGCCGGAGGGCTTGCAAGAGGTGCTGGAAAGACTGGAGTGCCAGTTGATGATGCCCTAAAATTAACTCCTGCTGGTCGGGCCACAAGCTTGGGAGAGAAGGCCTATTCGCTCGTTGGAACAGCAGGAAAAGCAATAACTCTAGCCTTTTGGGTAGGAGGAGGATATGCAGTCTATAATGGGTATCAATCTATTAAGCCATTTCTTCAATCTCCAGAAGGAGAAAAGCACTTTGGAGATGTAGAAAAAGCAATAGACTGCATAAATAACATCAGTCTTAAGCCAGGAAGTCCTGCAGTTGCAGAAAGGCAAATAGTAATTGAAAATATTATTGCTTATTCTAAACTAAAAGATATTGCGACAATGACAGATCAAAAAGAAATAATTTCAGTTTCTGATAAGGCAGCTACCGCAGCACAAGCCCTATTGGGAAGTGGATCTGGCTCAATACCAGGGTTCATAAGCATGATCTCAGATGAGGGCCTTGCTGGAAAAAATCTAAATGGTTATATGTCCGGCAGCAGTATCTCGCCATCTGCTCTTGCGGCTGGCGCAGCAGGTTTGGCTGGCGCGTTTGTTGGACTAAAAGGAGGGGTTGTTGGGGCAGTTATTGGTGGGGCTATTGGCATTGGGGCTGTTTGGCTTTTTCTTGGAAAGTGGTATCAAAAAGAAATAGATTGCCTTGGAAATGCGGCAGACCAAATAAAATATTTAAATGATAAATTTGAACTTTTATCCAAGCAAAAGTCTAGTGGTGGTCAAGGTGCAACAACCTCAGCTGATGGTACGAGTGGAGCACCAGTACCAGATGTACCAACTGGTCCAACTGCTGATGATGTCTCTTTTGTAAAAAGAGTTTTGGCTGCAGGTCAAAATGAAAAGTTGATTGGTATCCCCGGAATAGAGCTTGTCAACGAAGAAAAGATGATGAATGCTTATGTTATGGCTTGGCAGGGAGATTTAAACGGGGCTGCAAAGCATATACTCTCTAAGGATGGAAGCATTGCAGATGCAATTGACCAAATTAGAAAAACTAATCCAAATAATCTTTTAATTCCAATAGACAAGAGTTTTAAAAAAGATCCTGCCAATAGACAATTTTTAGAGCTTCTCTATACTGCAATATATAGAATTTTTCAACGTGCAGTTGCTGGAAATAGAAAAGCATTTGGTTTTACCCCCGGTCTCAATGAATTATCTCAGTTAATTGCAAAACATGAAGGTATAATAAAATCTTCAAAAAATAATTGGAATATTATGAATAAAAATTCAAAATCTATTAATAATCAAGAGTTAATACGAAAAGCTGCTGAAACAAGAGTTTCTTATTTTGGAGATGCCAATTTGGGTCTCAAAGATCAACTAACCAAGTCTTATTATGCTGGCCTTACTGGCATGTATAATGAAAAACCTCCAAAGAGATCTTCTGACTACAAAGATCTTTATGGATTCCAAGAGGAAACCGGAGAAGATCTCGTCCTAGAGGCTCATCCAAAGTCAGTTACTTTGGCAGATGCAATGGGCAAAGGTGGCTTGGTAGAAAATGACTTAGAAGCGAAAGAAAAGTCAACTTATGTTGCTTTAAATACCCCAACCGGTAACTTTCAATCTAAGTACGCCTCAACCATCGGATATCTTAATAAACTAGCTAAGGCAGCCGATGCTCAAGGTAAAAAAGAAGTTTCAAAACTTATCAATCAGACAATTCAAAATCTAAAATAATTTAGGAGAATTTTAATATGGCACTCAAACCACTCACACCTGGCTATCTTCCA